TCTTCGTTCTCCAGGACTACGCACGTCGTTTCCAGGGACGAGGTCGACATCCGCGAGGACTGGCGGATCTACGGCTACGACTACGGGTTCAAAGATCCGAGGGTTCTCCTTGAGATCGGCAAGACGCCAGCCGACCAGTATGTCGCGGTCGATATGTACCACGAGACTCAGCAGCCTCTCGACGATCTCATCGATCCCGATGATGGCACGGGATGGGCGTTCGAGCAGTCGAAACAGCCGGGCGAGGTCTTCTGTGACCACGATCCCGAACACATCCAGAAGTTCCGCGATGCTGGCTTCAGTGCGGCCGCAGCTGAGAAGGATATCGACGAAGGAATCGACGAGGTCCGCGGTGTGCTTGAAGTCGACCCCGAGATCGGCCCGGGCCTCCTAGTGGTCGAGGAACTCACTGAGCTGATCAACGAGTTCCAGTCGTACAAGGAAGACGACGTTGGGACGAAGCGAGCCGAAGACCACGCTCTCGACTCGCTGCGGTATGCGATCATGGGCGATCGGTATGTCGAGGACGACTCGGATGGCGGGACCGGAACGTGGTGATCATATACTATGCCTGATACAAATACCACTGAGACTGCGGAGTCGACCGACGACACAGTCGCCGAAGACAGCGAGCAGCTTGAAGAGCTCGTCGCCGAAGACGGTCTGAGTACTCGTCAGGAGTACCAGATGCGTCTCGCGCTGATGGAGCAGCTGGGTGAGAACCTTCCAGGAGACGAAGACTACTACGACGTCTTCAACTGGGATAAGGATCCCAGCGTCGACGAGTTCTATGCCCTCGCGCTGCGGAACCCGTATGCCTATGCTGTCACGTTCCTCCCGCCAGAGACCACGTGGCGAAACCCGCCTAAGATCTCTGACGGCGCTGAAGTCGAAAGTGGCGAGACCCAGTTCGAGAGTGAACTAGGAGACGTTATCGACGAGAACCGGCTATGGCACTACTGCCGCCGGGCAGACAAGCTCGCCGGGATCGGGAAGTTTGGCGCGCTTGTCTTAGAGTTCGACGACACCGAAGGCGAGGGCGACCTCGATACGCCTGTCGACGCCGGTGCCGAACTGACTGGGCTCAAGCCGTTTAGTCGGGCGTCGATCTCCGACGTCGTCGTCGGCGGTCCAGGATCGGGGCGCTGGAACGAACCGGTGAAGTACCAACTCGACTTCTCCGACGAGAACGAGACCGAGGGGGTTATGGAGTACAGTGGCTCGGATTCGGTCTGGGTCCACTGGTCGCGTGTTGTCCACATCCCCAGCGAGGAGCTCCTCGATGACGAACTCCGTGGCGTCGAACGCCAACGCCCGGTCTACAACAACATCGTCGACATCGAGAAGACGCTGGGCTCCGCGGGCCAGCTCGTCTACCGTGCGGCTGCGTGGGGTATCCACATCAACATCTCGGAAGACTTCCAACTCGATGACGGCGGCGACAAACTCCAGGAACACCTCCAGCGCTGGCAACACGGCCTCGAAAACGTCCTCCGGACGCAAGGGGCCGACGACGTCAAAAGTCTCGGCGGGGAGAACATCGATCCCGGGCCGGTCATCGACCCGAACATCGAGGCGATCTCGGCTCAGACAGGCATCCCCCAGTCGGTACTCAAGGGCAACGAGACTGGGGAGCGCGCGACGAGTCAGGACCTCAAAGAGTGGTACGGCAAGATCGCTGAGCGACAGAACGCATTCGTCGGCCCCATCATCGTTCGTGAGTTGATTGATCGACTGGTCGACGTCGGCACGATCCCCGAAGCTCGCGATGGTTACGAGGTCGAGTGGCCACCGCTGGCTGAGATGTCCGAAGAGGACCGGGCGAACATCAGGGAAACGCGGTCGAAGGCACTCAAGACATGGTTGGAGGCTGCACCTGGTGCTCTCACTCCAGAGCAACAACTCGACTTCATCGATGATGGCACGCTCCCGAGTGAATTGGAGAACGGTGATCTCCCAGAGCTCGACGAGACCGATCCCGAAGTCGACGCCCAGTTCCAGCGGGCCACTGCCCCAGGTGATGACTAATGCCGTCTCCTCGGCTCTACACACTGACCGCTGGGAAGCAGGACCCCACAAACACGAAGACCATCCGTGACACGTACGCCCGTCGACTGCGTGGGCGGTTCGCAGCACTCAACGCAGCGATGCGGGAGGCGATAGTCAAGGACGACGTCTTGGGGCTCCGGGAGTCGGACCTGTCCGAATCAGATGTCGACGAACTGACCGAGACGTTCGCCGAACGGCACGAACTCAAGGCGATCGACTCACCGCCCGATCTCAGTTCACTCCCTCCTGCTGAACGGATCGCCCGGTTCGAAGACTGGCTCGATGAAGCCGAAGAAAACGAGATCCTGGATGTGATCCGGCGTGACGAGAACATCTGGGTACGCCGTGCCTACGAGCGCGGGATCAAGGACGCCAACGCGAACCTGAAGAATGTCGGCATCCCCGTGTCGGGATCGAGTGCTTCGGATACGATCCGAGTACCGGTCCATCAACGTCGACTCGAATCACTGTTCGCACGCAACTACGCCGAACTCGACGGGATCACTGATGCGGTGAGTCAGAACATCTCACGAGAGCTCGCAACCGGCCTCTCGGAAGGCGTCTCGCCCAGTGAGATGGCGCGGCGGATCTCCGACCGCGTCGACAAGATCGGGAAGACACGAGCAACGACGCTCGCTCGAACGGAGATCATCAACTCTCACACCGAGGCAACCCTCCAGCGCTACGAGGAGCAGGATATCGAGACTGTCGGGATTGAGCCCGAGATGCGTATCCAAACGGCAGGCGACAACAGCGTCTGTCAGGAGTGTCGGACTGCTGCTGAGCAGGGCCCGTGGCCGATCAGTGAGTTCCGAGGCTCGGGATACCAACCCCCCCTGCACCCCAACTGTAGATGCGCGGTCCTCCCGGTCGTCAACGAGACTGCCGCGGCCGCCTTCCAGGAGCACCCTGTCGACTTCACGGTCATGCTTCGAGCTGGGGCGTTCGTTCGTAACGAGAGATTCTACACCGCCCTCGCACAGGCCGACGCTGACGAAGCACGCGAACTGACGGCTCAGGCGGTCGCGACGTAGACCTCCAGGCCCGATGACCTCTGCAAGCGGCCGCGTCAAACAGACGTGACGAGCGAGGTCTTGGGGGCGACACGATTCTATGAAACCAGATACACAAGACCTGCGGGTGTCGGCCCGAACGGCTCGGCTAACCGCAGGTCAAGACGATGACGACGGCGGTCCTCCGTGGACGTTCGGCGGGGTCGCCGTCGCAGCTGGGGACATCCTACATATGGATGACGGGACGCGAGTCCTGATGACTGCCGAGGAGCTCAAGAAGGCAGCCAACACCCAGTCGGGCGAACCGCTTACCGTCGACCATCCGGCGGATGATGATGGTCGACCGCAGTATCCTCCTCCGACTGACGAGACGGTCGGGAAGGTCCCGCGTGCTGGCTGGCTCGACGAGGCCGAAGCAGTCGGCTACGAAGCCACCACCCACGACGAGGAGATCGCCGATGGTGTTCAGGGGGAAACCTACGAGGTTTCGGTCCACCCGCAGTTCGCGCTCGGAGAGTTTCGGGAAGACGTCCAGGCTTACGTGGCTGAGGACATCCGCTTCCATGATCTCTCGGTCGTCTCGAAAGGCGACTCGCCAAGCAACACCGCGGAGTGGGGACCGAACCAAGCACTGGCGTCGTTCACAGCCGGGACTGACATCGGTTCTCAGCTCACCGCTGGTGACGACGTCGACGATCTCCCCGATGATCAGCGAGGTCTTCTCCAGAGCTTCATTCGACTGCTCCGCAGCGCCGATCCCGACGAGCAGTTGGGTGAGGCACCGAATTCTGAGAGTCAGTCGATCCCGTCGAGCGTTGATGTCGACGAACCCTCCAGTACGGAAACGACGGCGGCGGAATCCGCCACGGACAACGGTTCTACTCAACAGATGGACGACAACACCAGACGGCAGTACATCAAGTTCCTGACCGCGAACGCTGGCTTCGATGAGGAGTCGGTGTCGTCGATGGACGACGATGTGCTCGAACAGACGTTCGAACTCGCTGCCGAAGCCACTGATGGCGACGGCGGTAGCACTGACGACGATGACGATGACGACGATCCAACCGACGATCAGACTCTCGGGCAGATGACCCCGTCCGAGCTCGGTGAGGTACTCCAGGATCAGGGATTCGTCACCGAAGACAACGCTGACGAACTCCTGGCGCAGGCGCAGGATCAGATCAGCAAGGCCGAGCAGGTCGACGAGCTCATCGCAGCCAGCGATGACTACGACGAAGACGACCGCGAGGACCTGATGGCCTCGGCGGATGCTCTCGTCGAGAAACAGCACGATCGGGCGACGGGTGGCGGTGTCAGTCTCCAGGCAGGGACTGGAAGCCTGACCGCCGGCGCTCCAGGAACTGATCAAGACGTCGACGAGGATCTCGACGACTACGGTACGGGGCAGGCTCAGTGAGGTAACATCACATGGCACCACTATCAACTGAGAACTCGGTCAAAGCAAAGTGTCACAACCAGCCCGCATTCGATGAGGGGGCGGCCCTCGAAACGCTCGAACCGGGCCAGGGAGTCGTTCGCGGATCTGGTGGCTTCGAGGCGGCCGGTGCGGACTCCCCGACTACTCGCGTCGTTCGCGAGCAGCGCAACCCCGGCAGCCGTGGGATCGAGGACAACGAGAGTCCGCTGGCGAAGACGTACGCCTCCGGTGAGAACGTCGAGACACTCGGCTTCCAGAGCCACGATCAGGCTCGCCTCCTGTTCGCGTACTCGGACAACGCCAACGACGGCACCGACGACACCTACAGCGAGGGTGACGAGGTCGGCTGGAACGCCAACGGCTACCTCGAACACGTCGACGCCAGCGGCAGTTCGGTGACCGAAGCAGTCGGTCGGATCGCAGAAGAAGACGACTTCACGATGAGCAGCGGAGACGGCCCGCGTCACACGCTGGTGGAGTTCTACTGAGAGGATCTATCAATGAGTGAATCTATCACGGCCAACAGTCCGCAGATGGCACAGGAGTTTGAAGGTGCGTCGCGTCTCCACGAGACCGCACTCTTCAACCCGATGAAAAAGACGCGGCAGAAAGCCTGGAAGCAGATCCGGGCCCAATCGCCGCTCAACCCCGACCAGTGGGAGATGCTGGATGAGGCGGTCGGCGTCAAGCAGCCAACGGCTGAACTCACTGCTGACTCGTCGATCACAGTCGACAGCTGGCAGGAGTACGCCGATGTCATCCTCGACGACCAGTTCGTCGAGTCGACGATCATCGACCAACTGATCGGCTCGGGCTTCGGAGTCAGCGCATCGCTGTTCCGCTACGCCCACTTCGACCGGCTCCGCAGCGAGCGGATGGAAGCGACGATCAGCATGAACGCCCGTTCCCGCAGCACCCAAGAGCTTCCCTCCCATGGCCTCCACGGCGTCCCGCTGTGGATCCACCACGTCGACTACGAGTTCGACAGCCGGGAGTTCCAGAATGCCCAGCAGTTCGGCGACGATCTCGACTCCAGCGTTGGCCGTGAGGCCCGCCGGGCGCTCAACCGCTCGGAGCACAATATGCTCTGGGACGGCGAAGTCCGCGAGATCCCAACCGAGCGCGGGGCACTGTCGGTCACGGGGCTCGACTCCGACACCGACCTCATCCTCCAGGCGTCGACTTCCGGCGGTTGGACGTCGGACCCAGACAACATCCTGGAGGACTTCAAGGAGCTCCACAACACGATCGAGGACCAGACCGATGTCCAAGACACCGACGACGTCCCGCTCGTCTCCGAGATCGGTGGGATGGTCTTCGTCCCGCGCAAGCAGTGGGGCGAGATCACCCGTGAGGACTACGAGACCTCGGCGACCGACGAGCCACTCTTCGAGCGTATCCAGCGCAAGTACGGATACCTCGACATCATGCCAGCGCCGCGGCTGGACTCGGACAGCTGCATCCTGCTGCTGAACGACACCCGCTACTTCCAGATGGTGAACGCCCAGTCGGTCACCAACACGAACTGGGAGGTCGACGGCGGGTTCGGTCTTCACAACAAGACGCTCAGCTCCCGAACCCCGTTCGTCCGTCGCTCGCCTGACGGAGTCCGTGGGATCGCCCGGCTGACCGGGATCGACGCCTAAGGTTCGCCATGACTGAAAACACAGTCACGGTCCGGGTCGACCGGGCCCAATTCCGACACGACGGCGAACAGTACGAACGTGGTGACGTCCTGGAAGTCCCGCAGCGGACGTTCGACCGGCACCAGTTCTCGCTACGCCGCGCTGAAGACGGCGGTTCTGACGGTGACGGGCTTCCTGATCCGGGAGATCTCACGGTCGACGAAATCGAAAGTCTCGCCGAAGACCTCGACGCAAACGATCTGATCATCCTCCGAGAAGTGGAAACGGAGGGTAAAAACCGGAGCACAGCACTCGACGCGATCAACGAACACATCGACGAGCCGGAGGGCTAACCGATGCCAGAGGCATCCCCTGAGGATGTCCGCCTGGAGATCGACACGCACCTCGACGACCCGAAAATCGAGAAGCTGATCGGCCGAAAGGCACGCGACATCGAACGGGACCCCAACGTCGGCGGTCTTGACGATCCCGACCGCCGGGATCTCGAAGCTGTTCTCACAGCGATCCATATCGCGACGCGGCTCGATCGGGCCGAAGAGAGTGTCGGCGCTGGTCCTGCGTCGGTCGACTACGAGGAATCGATGATCGAAGAGCTACGTGCAGACGCACGCCGACTCGGTGCCACTGACGAACTCCTTGGAATCGGTGCCACGGACAAAAAGGCGTCTGTCTGGGTTCCGGATACAGGGTAACGATGAAGGGGGCCATCAGGCGGCTCATCCGTAACCACGGAACCACGCTCGAACACTACAAGTTCGATGCGGGTACCGAGACATCTCGCGGCCAGGCGTTCAGTGTGGCTGCTGATGCACCAGAGATCATCAACGCGACTCCCCGACCCGGGAAGCAGATCTCGTCGGGGTTCGGGGCGTTCGGTTCCGAGGTCGAGGCGGATATGCTGTTCCTGGTCGGGAGCGATGTCGACCTCACTGACGGTGGTGGCGAGGGTGCCTCACGGCTCAAACACCACGGCGACGTCTACGTAGTCGTCGACGCAGACCAGAGCTACCAGTACCGCGGCTTCCAGCTCATCCACTGCGACCGAGACACGGAGAGTGACCTATGATCGACAACTACGACGACCTCAACCGCGACGATACGCTGGCGGCCGTCAGAAACTTCGACGGCGAGCAGCTGGCGGAGTTCATCGCCTTCGAGCGCGATCACAAGGATCGAGTCACCGTCATCGAGCCGCTGGAACGTGAGCTCCTCGAGGTAACTTCGGCCGGACGAAGCTACGTCGCCGGACTCTGGTTCGACAACGTCGACGACGTCCACGTTGTTCGCCGATCTAGGCGTGTTGAGTCGGCAATCGACGAGGGCCTCCTGGAGATCGTCTGATGGTCAACGACGACAATAACTTCGATGAAGCACGTGACGCTATAG